TCATAGTAATCGTTCATTAGTATTACTCCCAACTTCTAGTAGTAGCATAAACCTTGCGAGTGCTAGGCTTGTAATTTTCTAACTCTCTTAGATTAGTTTCTAAGATAGTGCCTCTTAGGGCTAGTAGGTCAAGATACTCATTAGCATCTTGTTCGGTATTCATTAGAACACCTAGACAAGTAGAGAACTCGGTGTCCGAGTATTGGACTTTATAACTTAGTGAAAACATTTTGTTTTCCTTTCTTTATCAAGAACCTTTCTTGATTTTCTTTATACTATAAGCCTAACACGGGGGACTGACATTTAGGGGGGTTACTCGCTAGTATTGTTAAACTATTTTTGTGATTAGCATCACACTCACGCTCAAAGTTAAAAGTATCTGGGCTCACTGTATGGACAAAACGGACATTTCTAAACCCTGGATCATACATGAAAAACCAAATCAAACATTTTGTAATATTTAAAAATGTTAATATATATGATACAATAATTCAATGGCAAACATTGGAAAAGGCAAGTTCTATATGGTGAATAATGCGACGCACAAAAAGTGTCCTATTTGCGGGGAACTAAAAGAAAGATCGGAATTCTATAAGTGGAAATCCAGACAAGATGGGTTGACTGCATACTGTATCCCTTGCTTTACAGAGCGGAATAAGAAGTGGAATAAAGAGAATCCAGAAAAGTCTAAATCTGCAACTATTGCAACATCTAGAAAAATTAAATATGGAATATCTCGTGAAGACTATGCACAAATGCTGGTTGCCCAGAATAATCAATGTGCTATATGCAAAATACAAATTGGGTGGGAAGCTGCAGTAGATCATTGTCACACTACAAATAAGGTTCGTGGATTACTTTGCAGAAAGTGCAACTTTGGATTAGGTGGATTTAAAGACAATATTGAAACAATTAGAAAGGCTATTGCATATGTCAAAGGAGTGTAATGTTTGCGGAGTAGAAAAAAATATTTCTGACTTTTATAGCGGTAGAAATAAGTGTAAAGACTGTGTAAATGCTGCAGCTAGAAAAATGAGAGTTGATAAACCAGAAAGATATGCAAAATATAAAAAGAGAGCTAATGAATATCTTAAAGAACGTAGATATGGGATTACTCAAGAAGAATTTAACAGTATGCTAGTTGACCAAAATAATATGTGTAAGATATGCAGTAATGAATTTAAGAGCACTAAGGATACCCATATAGATCATTGTCACGACACAAACATTGTTAGAGGGTTACTTTGCAACAATTGCAATTTAGCTTTAGGTCAGTTTAATGATAATACGGACAATATGGACAATGCTATAAAATATTTATTGAACTCTTGACATACGAAAATATGTAATGTTATAATTCCATAGGGGGGTCGGGGGGTCAGGAAATACAAAAAATACAAAACATACAAACATATAACATATATAACATATATAGTATAAAGCAGTTGACTAGAATATATAGATAGTATATAATAAAACAATGGCATCAACTCGATTAGTAGTTTGTGATAAATGTGGGCGGGAAATCGAAGTAAGATCTGGATTTGCCCATATGACACTATCCAATCATTATAAGAGCTGTAAGTAGAAAAAAAATTTTATTAACATTTTGTTAATTCTAAAATACTAGTCGACTAGGATATATATGGCAGAGAATGAGAATACATCTTGCTTCACATACAAGGTTGAAATGATTATACAAATATTAGCGGCAGATGAACCAACAGCTAGAGCACAACTTGATGAAAAGGGTGGATATGTAACATCTCGTAAAGTTACATTTATGGATTCAATGCAAGTGTATAAAGGTAATAAGTTAACTAAAAAAGATAAAGATATTGTAGTTGACTAATATGAAATGTAATTTCTGTGACAATCCTAAATATGTAGATAGATTAAACAATAAAGGTGTACTAGAGAATTATTGTGTAGAGTGTATATCTAATTTAAATAGAAATAAAAACGGGTAACCTAAGAAACTCTCCTTGCTATACTTAAGCCATATGAGACTCATTTCGGGTACAAGGTACCAATGAAGGCTGAAAAGCTCTCTATAGCCAAGCAGAAGGCTTATTTGGCGCAATACATTAGAGACCTTAAGAACTCAACTCCTTGCATGGACTGCAAATTGATCTACCCATACTATGTTATGGACTTTGACCACGTAAGAGGTCAGAAACATGCAAATGTTATGGAATTGATCAAGAGTTTATCTAAGAAGAAGATTGATGAAGAAATAGCTAAATGTGAGATCGTATGTTCTAATTGTCATCGTATTAGGACTTATATGAGAAGGATAGCAAAGATTAAATAGGGTCTTCTATTTCCGCCGCACTTTTTTCGGACTCACTTTTCATATCGCACTTTATTTAGTATAATAGAATATATTGATCTGTAGCTGAGTTGGTACAGCATTCGACTGTTAATCGAAAGTTCGCAGGATCGAGACCTGCCAGATCAGCGATGCGATTATTGCATAGTGGTAGTGCGTAACCTTGCCAAGGTTAATGTGCGGGTCCGATTCCCGCTAATCGCTCTAGAGTTAAATGCAGGTATACAATAGTGGTAGATCATGATATGATATCCTTATGCCATACAGAGATAAAGAAAAACAATACGCAAGACAAAAGCTACATAGAGATAAGAATGCAGAAAACTTATGGACCTTTTTAAAATCTAGCTCATGCAAAGACTGTAGTACTACTGACCCAAGAGTTTTGGAGTTTGATCACTTGGTAGATAAAAGTTTTAATGTTTCAAGAGCTGTGTCTGGAAGCACTAGATCATGGGAAACCATATTAAAAGAAATATCTAAATGCGAAGTTGTTTGTGCAAACTGCCATAGGATTAGAACGCAAGAACGTGGAAATTATAAAAGAAATCAAGCCTTTGTAACTCAGCGGATAGAGTAGCACCCTTCTAAGGTGAAGGTCGCAGGTTCGATTCCTGCCCAAGGCACAATTATTGTAATAAAAGAAAAAATCCCAATCAGAGGCGGATCCGATTGGGCTTTCCTAGTGTATTGCTACACGTTATACTGGGAGCTTAATCTTGTGGGATGCTACAACCAGTACATATGAAGTATAAAATAACTTAAATTCTATGTCAAGCATCTAGTCCCAGAGAAGTTTTTGATTTGGGTCAAATAGCCATTCTTTTTCTTTGTACTTATTGTCCTCTGTCATTTCATAAAGGATCTCCATGAGTATCCTGCATTCTTCATGCTTCCAGGTTAGGCTACATCTGCCGTTCTCTACATTCAGGCATTTGTTTAAATAAGACTCTACTACATTGATGCTATGAGCACTATGCATTGTCTTCTCCCTGTTCGCTAGGTGTAAATGAGGGTGTAGGCCCTAGTAGGTACCCTTGGTTATGATATTCAACCATCTTGGATACATCTTCTGGCCCCACCAATTTGTTTGCAATTAGGGTAAGCAGGTCATATATTCTGTGTAGCATAATGTAATTAACCATAGGTAGGTTATCTTCTAAATTTTGTGGTTTTTCATTTTCCGTCATCTGGACGCCCCAAGTCTTCCCAGAACTTTTCTCTACCCATAGAGTCAGTTTCTACTATCTGGCCGCCGTCAGTTTCTATCGACGCACTCTTTAAGTTTTGCATAATATTCCGTCCCAATAGTTTTCTTAAAATCACATGAAAGGCAATATAAGTATATCTCATCTTCTTCTGACAGGTTAGGCATCAGAAGGCCCTGATCCATCGGACAATCAATCCTAGGAACAAGGCCTTCCTCTGCGAGGGTTAGGTATTTAGATACTATCTGTATCTTTTGCAATCTAACCCCTCCTTAATTTTTTGGAAACTCTGATATGAGATCCCTGGCCTTACCTATCGAGTTTGGCCAAGATGACCAATCTTTGCCGCCTTTGGTCATATAGTACGTTATCTCTGCGTTTGTTACTGGATCAAATAATTCCTTATTTGAAACTAATTCGAATTTCTCTTTACGATCATCACCTAGGTTTCCCAACATGTTGATCTGAAAAATCCCGTAAGATTTATCTCCAGTCTTGTGGTTGTCATTTAAAGCTAGCGGTCTCCCGTTAGACTCTACACGAGCAACAGCCCAAGCTGTTTTTAAAGCGACTCCTTCAAATCCTACAGCCCATAATAAATCTTTTAAATCTGAGGCTGCAAGCATTTCTGAGTGCTTATAAGTGTCATTACTGAACTTATCTAGTATTTCTCTTTTTAGTTGTTTTTCGGTTTTTATTACCTTTACAGGTAATGTGGTTAACGCTTGACTTGATGTTGGACCAGGCTGGACTGTAAACAAAAATAATGTTATCATTACTATGTAAGACCAGTTATGAGCAACATCGCTCAAACGCTCTTTGATTTTCTCCATTGGCATTTCCTCCTTTAGAGATAACGAACTATAATAGTAGCATTACTTGACAGCGGGTGTCAAGCTAGTTGACCAGAAAATAAATATGAATATATCGCTTGGAATGCCTAGATTAGGACTAAACCCTGCAACAGGGTATGGATACGCAGCGCAACATATAGTTAATTCATTACAACTTTTAGGACACACAGTAAACTGGAGTGATCCAAAAGCTGATGTTCAATTAAACTTTACACAACCTAGTAATTACAAATTACACAGAGGTCAATATCAAATTGCATATACTCCATGGGAGTCAACAGTTATACCAGAGCGCTGGAGAGAAAAGCTAAATCTTTGTGATGAGATATGGGCTACGTCAGATTGGTGTGCAAATGTATTTACAGATAATGGATATAAAAATGTTAAAGTGTATTCACATGGCATTGAGGATATATGGACACCAAAACGAAGATTAGAATCTGACACTATAAAGTTTTTGCATGTTGGAGAACCTGCTCCAAGAAAAGCGGGACAAATGGTAGTAGATGCATTTGTAGAACTTTATGGCAATAACCCTAAGTACTCTTTAACTATAAAAGCACACAAGAGTAATACTACTCGCATCTATGACAACAGAGTAGATAAAAACATTATTGGGGTTCCTGGCGATTTATATAGCAATATCAAATTGATAACAGATGAGTTAGACGATAAGTCTCTAGTAAAGCTTTACCATGACCATGACATTCTTGTATACCCAAGTTACGGGGAAGGCTTTGGATTTATTCCGCTTCAAGGACTTGCAAGCGGTATGCCAACAATATCTACTTATGATTGGGCCCAATATAAAGATTACATCGGTCCTTTAAAGTTAAAATCAAATCTAATAGACTCTCCTTGGGAATATGCACATGAAGGACAAGTATTTGAACCAGAGTATCAACATTTAGTAAAGGTTATGTCAGATGCTGCTAGTAATTTTAAAGTATATTCTGATTATTACTTTGCTCAGTCAACTAAGATACATGAAGAATATAATTGGATTAAGTTGACCAAGAATGCCTTTAGTCATTTAACAGAAAAATTCTAATACCCCTTCCCCTTTGAATTAAACTTTGGTAGAATTAGACTTCAACTAAAAAGTCATAAACCGCAAGGCGGAGAAAAGGTGTTATTTAAAAATGTCAAGAACTATTGAAAATCCATACGAAAATTTTATTGCATTGTCTCGTTATGCAAGATGGCTGTCAGAAGAAAACCGTCGTGAGACATGGGGAGAGACAGTAGATAGATATTTTGACTTTATGCTAAACCATCTTTTTAAAGAACACGCATATGAACCAGAATCAAAGTTAGTAGAAGAGCTTAAGTTAGCAGTCTTTAACAGAAATGTTATGCCATCAATGCGATCAGTCATGACAGCAGGTGCTGCACTAGATCGTGATCATGTTGCTGGATATAATTGTTCATTCGTTCCAGTAGATAGCCCAAGATCATTTGATGAGACCATGTATATTCTTATGTGTGGTACAGGTGTAGGATTCTCTGTTGAGTATAAGTATGTTAATAAGCTTCCTGCCGTTCCAGAAACATTTGAAAAATCAACAACAGTTATTGTGGTTGAAGATTCTAAACAAGGTTGGGCAAAAGCATACCGTGAACTTCTTGCGTTACTTTGGTCAGGACAAATTCCAGCAATTGATGTATCTAAGGTACGTCCCGCAGGAGCAAGACTTAAAACAATGGGCGGTAGATCATCTGGCCCACAACCATTAGTTAACCTATTTGATTTTACTGTTGCAAAATTTAAATCAGCAGCAGGACGCAATCTAAAGCCTATTGAAGCACATGACATTATGTGTAAGATTGGTGAAGTTGTTGTAGTTGGAGGAGTTCGTCGCTCAGCTATGATTTCTCTTTCTAATATTAATGATATTGAAATGGCCGCAGCAAAATCTGGCAACTGGTGGGAGAATAATACCCAGCGTTCACTATCTAATAACTCTGTTGCGTATTCACGCAAACCAGAGATGGAGCAGTTTATTGCAGAATGGAAATCTCTATATGACTCAAAGTCAGGAGAACGAGGTATATACAATGTGGCCGCAGCTCAAGCCCAAGCAGCCAAATATGGAAGAAGAGATCCAGATATACACTATGGAACTAACCCTTGCTCAGAGATTATCCTACGTCCTTATCAGTTTTGTAACCTTTCAGAAGTCGTACTACGTGAAAACGATACAAAGAAAGATATCGAACGTAAAGTTGAGCTTGCTACTATTCTTGGGACATGGCAGTCAACGCTTACAGACTTTAAATATCTCCGCAAAATTTGGAAAGACAATACAGAAGAAGAACGTCTACTAGGAGTATCTCTTACTGGACAATTTGGACATAAGTTCATGTCAGGCAAAGAAGACCTAGTTTCGCTAGAAGCATTTTTAATGACCCTTAGAGAATCAGCAAGAGCAAAGAATAAAGATGAGGCTGGGAAAATTGGGATTCCAGAGTCTGCCGCTATTACATGTGTAAAGCCATCAGGAACAGTATCTCAATTGGTCGGGGTGTCTTCAGGAATGCATGCATGGCATTCTCCATATTATATTCGCACAGTTCGTGGCTCTAAGGGAGATCCAATTTCTACTTTTTTGAAGGAAGTCGGAATTCCAGTAGAGGATGACGTAATGAAGCCAAACGAGACTTACGTATTTTCATTTCCAGTAAAAGCACCAGAGGGTGCAATTGTTAGAAATGACCTAACAGCTATCGAGCATTTAAATATTTGGCTAGTTTACCAACGTGCTTGGTGTGAACATAAGCCATCAATTACAGTTTCAGTTAAAGAGGATGAATGGATGGAAGTAGGAGCCTGGGTATATAAGAACTTTGATGAAGTTTCTGGTATCTCGTTCCTGCCTCACTCAGATCACTCATACAAGCAAGCTCCTTACCAAGAAGTAACAAAAGAAGATTACGAATCTTTGGTTGCCAAGATGCCCAAAGAAATTCGTTGGGAAGATTTGTCTTTCTATGAGACAGAGGACGGAACAAGCGGAACACAGACTCTAGCCTGTACGTCTGACGGAAATTGTGAGATTGTAGACATTTCCGCCTAATAGGTATATAATGTAATTGGGGTAAAACCCAAAATTCCTGGGCACAGGGCCCAGAAATAAGGAGGATCTTATGCCAAAGCAAGATCTTAACAATGATGGAAAGGTAACAATGCAAGAAAAAATTCTAGCAGCGTTAGCAAGCTATGGTCGTCACTTTTTAGGTGCCGCCATTGCTCTTTACATGACTGGAAATACTGACCCAGGAGATTTAATTAAGGGTGGTATCGCAGCTTGTCTACCAGTTATTTTGAAGGCACTTAATCCAAACGAAAGCTCATTTGGGTTTACAAAGAAGTAAAAAGTAGTAACAGATTAGGATAGCTCCTATGCTAAAATTGGCATAGGAGTTTTCCTATTAGGAGAGTTTGCAAATGGCAGGACAAAAAAACTGGGAAGTAGATCAAAATACTACTTTCTCATTTATCTTAGAATATAAGGACCCAGCAGGTGTCCCTATATCACTTACTGGTGCAACCGCAAAAATGCAGGTGCGTGATACAAAAGGCGGAAGCAAATTAGCTTTTACCCTTACTTCACCAAGCTCAGGCATTACTATTGACGCAGCACTTGGTAAACTAACCATTAAGATGACCCCTACACAAACTAGCAAACTATTCTATCCAAAATCTTCATATGATGTAATGGTAATAGATTCAAATTCAAACAAAGTAAAATTGCTTGAAGGTTTTATTACATTAAGTAGATCGGTGACCATCTAATGTCAATTATAAACAATGACAACATTCCAAAACTTGTAATTACTGAAACAGTAAATGATGTTTTGGTCGCATCTCCTGGACCACAAGGCCCTAGAGGTAAAACAATATTAAATGGCAATGGAGTCCCTGCAGAAAATAATGGGCTAGAAGGAGACTTCTACTACGATAAACAAACTACAAAATTTTATGGACCTAAGCCAACTGACCTAACATGGGCTGGAGCAACCAGCTACCTTCTAAATATGACTTTAGAGTACACATGGGAGCTAGTTCAGGTTACAGGCCCAGTAAATGGAGTATATTCTATAGTAATTAATCACAATCTAGGAATGAAGCCAAACGTTACAGTCAAATCAAGCGCAGGAGATGTTTTAGAAACAGGAATAGATTATAATAGTAACAACACAATTACACTGACAATGGCTCAACCATTCTCAGGGACAGCGTACCTGTCTTAAGGGAGTTAGCAAATGGCAAGAAAATTTTTAGTTAGCGTTGATCTCAACAAGAATGAGCTCTTAAATGCTAGAATTCAGAACTTAGGTTCTGCCCCATCAAGTCCAGTTACTGGACAGATTTACTACGATACATCTGATTACAAGATGTACTACTACAATGGATTATCTTCACCCGACGGCCCATGGATGCCGATGTCTGGTTCGACAGAGGTTATTCAAGATGTAATTGGATCATCTGTTGAAGGCGGAGTTGGATTAACAAGAACATACGTTGATAACACAGGCATAACAACAATAGATTTAGATAACACAGCAGTAACAGCAGGATCTTATGGTTCCTCAACGGCAATTCCTACATTTACAGTAGATGCTCAAGGACGTTTGACTGCCGCAGGAACTGCAACAGTAGCAACAACTCTTTCAATTGCTGCAGAATCTGGAACAGCAGATACAGTAAGCCTTCTTACAGATACTTTAACATTTGCCGCAGGCGAAGGTATCGACACCACTGTAACAAATAATACAATTACTATTACTGGAGAAGACGCTTCTACCACTAACAAAGGTATTGCATCTTTTAATACAGATGACTTTAATACAACAGCAGGACATGTAGAGCTAGAAGATACTGTTGTTAAAACAGTAACAACTGACTCTGGAGCATTGACTCCATCAGGACACGGCCTATCAATTCTTGGCGGAGAAGGAATTGATGTAACTCACGCTGGAACATCAATAACAGTAGCTGGAGAAGACGCAACTACAACCAATAAGGGTGTTGCTTCTTTCGCAGATGCAGACTTTACAGTAACAACTGGCGCAGTAACAATTAAAAATGTTAACCTTGCCACACAGACAACTGGAAACTATATTGCAACTATTGCTGGAACAGCAAACGAAGTTGAGGTTTCAGGTTCTGGCTCAGAAAACTCAGCGGTAACAATTGGTCTTCCAAATGACGTAACAATTACTAATAACCTTACAGTTGGCGGTAACTTAAACGTAACTGGAACAATTAACTCAGTAAACACCACTCAGGTAAATATTGTTGATAACAAGATTAACCTTAATACAGACTTTACAGGAACTCCAACAGTAGATGCTGGTATCCGTGTAGAGCGTGGAGATGGTGCAGATGTTGAAATTCTGTGGAATGAAACAAATGATAACTGGACACTCACAAATAATGGTACAAACTACCATGCAATTGTTCGCAAGTTTGCTTCAGATATTACAACAACTGCTGAGGCACCATACACATTTACAGCAACACACAATCTTGGAACAAGAGACGTATCTGTTGCGGTTTATTCAAACTCTTCACCATATGGAGAAGTTGAAGTAGATGTTGATCACACATCAACAACCGTGGTAACGCTGACATTTGCAGTCGCACCAACAGCAGGAGCATATAGAGTAGTAATTACAGGTTAATCATGGCAAAGCAATTTAAAACAACAATTGCCCCACCTTCTTTAAGCTCAGATCCAACAGGAACTGTAGCTGGAGAGATTTATTATAATACTGTATCTGGCGCCTTAAAAATATATAATGGCTCCACATGGTCTTTGCTTACTGGTTCAGGTGGAGGATCTGGAACATCAAATTCATTTGAAGTTCTTTCATCATCTCCAGCCTCTCCAGCTCAAGGAAGAACATATTTTGATTCATCAGAAAATACAATTAAAGTTTATAACGGTACTATTTGGTATGACGTTGCTGGTCCAAAAGAATTACTAGATCACCAACACTATGCTGGCGAAGGATTAGTAAGACATGTAGATTATGGACAATATGTAGATGAGCTAAATTATATTGTTTCTATGGACGGTGGAACCGCAAGCACCTCATATGCATCAGCACCAAATAATGATATAATAGACGGAGGAGCAGCATAGACAATGGCAATTAGAATTCAATTACGTAGAGACACCGCCGCAAATTGGACATCAACAAACCCAGTATTGCGAGCAGGTGAGTTTGGTATTGAAACAGATACCCTTAAATTTAAAATAGGTAATGGTTCCAGCACATGGACACAAATTACAAATTATGCAAACGTTACTTCTTCAGGTTTAACTACCAGCCTTAATGATTATATTTTAGAGGCAGATTTAGGAAATCCTAGCGGTCCAGCAAAATTAAATTCTAGCGGAGACCTATTAGTACCAGAAAATTCAATAATTCTTTGGGATGATGCTGATTATACTTATAAAACAACAGTAACCGCAACACAACCTACAGCAGATCGGACTATTACATTGCCAAATGCTACTGGAACAGTAGCTTTAGCAGAAAATGTAGCAGCACTTTCAGGCGCAACATTTACAGGAAACATTAGCGTTCCTACAGCAATTACATTTGAAGGCGCAACAGCAAATGACTTTGAAACAACTATTCAAGTAACAGATCCAACTGCAGATAGAACAATTACTATTCCAGATGTAGGTGGAACATTTGTAACAACTGGAGATACAGGCTCAGTTACAAATACGATGCTTGCTGGATCTATCGCAAATGATAAACTTTCAAATTCAGCTATTACTATTAATGGAACATCCACATCTTTGGGCGGTACCCGCACACTAGGAACAGATGATATTTCAGAAGGTACAACAAATAAATATTTTACAGATGAAAGAGCCCAAGATGCCGTAGCTACAGCATTGGCGGCAGGAACACATACAAACCTTACAGTTACATATAACGATGCAGCAAACTCAATCAGTCTTGCAGCAGCCCCAGGTTATGTAGATGAGCAAGCAGTAGATGCTGTTGCCACAGCTTTAGCTGCAGGCACACACACAAATATTTCAGTATCATACAATGATGCTGGTAATGCAATCTCATTAACTGGTGCAGTAACATACACAGATGAAAATGCACAGGATGCGATTGGAAATGCAGTCGGCACAGGATTATCTTATAATGATACAACAGGTGCTATATCAGTAGATACAACAGCAATTCAGGCCAAGGTAGCAAATGTTGACGATACAGAAATTGGGTATCTAAATGGAGTTACTTCAGGAATTCAAACACAGATTGATAATAAGGCTTCATTATCTGGAGCAACATTTACAGGAGCCGTTTCTGGAACAAGCTTAACGCTTTCTGGAGACCTAACAGTTAATGGAACTACTACAACATTAAATTCAACAACAATATCTGTTGATGATAAAAATATTGAACTAGGATCAGTAGCCACCCCATCAGATGCTACAGCAGATGGCGGCGGAATAACTCTAAAGGGAACAACAGATAAAACTTTCAATTGGGTAGATGCTACAGACGCATGGACCTCATCAGAGCACATAAACCTTGCTTCAGGGAAGTCATTATATTTAAACGGTACACTATTAAAAGATGCTACAGAAACTCTTACAAATAAGACACTTACATCTCCAGTTATTAATACCCCAACTGGGATTACAAAGTCAGATGTAGGTCTTGCAAATGTAGACAATACAACAGATGCAGGAAAGCCTGTCTCAACTGCTACCCAAACAGCACTTGATCTTAAGGCACCGCTAGCAAGCCCAACATTTACAGGTACCGTCTCTGGTATTACAAAATCAATGGTTGGTTTGGGTAACGTTGATAATACAACAGATGCCAATAAGCCAATCTCTACAGCAACTCAGACAGCACTTGATCTTAAACTTGCATCAGCAACAGCTGCTACAACTTACGAAACAATTACTAACGTAGCATTAAAGGCTCCAATTGCTTCACCAACATTTACTGGTACAGTATCTGGCATAACTTCCACAATGGTAGGTCTAGGCAATGTAGATAATACTTCAGATGCTAGTAAGCCAGTTTCAACTGCTACTCAGACAGCCTTAGACCTAAAAGTAGACGAGTCACTATTTGATGCAAAGGGAGATTTGCTAGTTGGTTCTGCAGACAATACTCCAGCTAAACTTTCAGTTGGAACAAATGGATATCTTCTAACAGCTAATTCATCTGCTACAAATGGAGTTGAATGGGCGGCAGCACCAGTAAGTCTTCCTTCTCAATCAGGAAATTCAGGTAAATATTTAACTACTGATGGAACATCAGCAACATGGGGAACTCTAGTAGTACCAATTACAACTGGTACCTCAACAGTTTCAGCCAATACAGCAACAACAATAGATACAACAGCATTATCAGCATTTACATCAATTGAATACATGGTTTCATTAAAGCAAGGTTCAAAGGTAAGAACATCTAAGGTAGTTGTTCAAACAGACGGAACTTCTGTAGATATGACAGAGTTTGCAATTACAGAAACAGGTGGAACAATTGCAGGAGTTGTAATCTCAGCTACAACGGCCTCAACAAATGCAGTATTGCAGTTAACTGCAACAGATGCAGCAACAACAAATGTAACGGTAAAATTCAGCAAAGTAGCATTATAAAGGAGGGGTAAGTGTCAGATAAAAGCTTTAAAGTAAAATCTGGTCTTACAGTTTCCGCTCTTTCAACTGCTGGAATTGTTAAGACTGATTCATTCGGAGTCATATCCTCTTCATCTATCCTTGGAATTTCAGAGGGTGGAACAGGACAGACTACCGCTAATAACTCTTTAAATGCCCTTCTGCCTATTCAAAACGGATCCACAATAAATTACACAATCCAGTCAGACGGAACTAACGTATCTTGGGCTAAGCTTTATAATCAGACAATTCAGAATGCTGGAATTACAGTAACTCCCCGCCGCAATTTAAATATAGTAGGCGCAACAATTACAGACAATGCTGGAACAGATACAACTACAATTACAATAAACGCCTCTGCAATGTTTACCCGTTGGGTTAAAATAGTTGCAGGAGGAGAAACTTCTTTATCTGGAAATGATGACAATTCAATTTCATTATCCTATACCCCAGGATATGAAATAGTTATTCTTAATGGTATTAACTTAGTTCGTGGTATTGACTATGTTGCTACAACAGGAACTTCAATTACTGGACTTTCCGCTTTATCGGCGGGAGACGTAGTAGAGATAATGGGCTTTATTTCAACAGCCGTAGCAGATACAGTTCAATCAACTGCATTTACAACTAAAGGCGATATTCTGGTTGCTACTGGAAATAACACCTATCAAAGAGTTGGCATTGGAAATAACAACCAAGTCCTTATGGCGGATTCCGCTCAAACAGCGGGAGTCAAATGGGCATCTGCAACAATTACAGCACAATCAATTTCTGCTAATACAACATTAGTGGCGGGAAACAGATATTTCGTCAATACCTCAGCTGCAAGAACATTAACACTTCCAGCAAGCCCATCATTAAATGATGAGATTCAGGTATTTGATGCATCAGGAACAGCAAACACGTATAATATAACTCTATCCCGTAACAGCAATTTAATTAATGGTAATGCGGGTAATTTTATTATTGACGTAGCAGGTGGCTGGTATACATTAGTTTATACAGGCGCTACTTACGGATGGAAGGTAGGATAACATGGGAGATATTAAAGCATCAAAATTAGGTGGCATACCATTCGGTATTAATTCACAAAGACCTTCAAATCCTGAAGCTGGCCAACCATTTTTTAATGGTCAAGAAAATAGACTAGAGCTTTATACTCAAAATGTAGGATGGCAAAACATAGTAGGAGAGACTCCTGGAGTTATATCATTTTCTGGAGAATATTTAGAGTCTAATGCTAGTAATACATTGATAATTTCTGGAACTAACTTTGTTTCTGGAGCATTAGCATATGTAATTGGATCAAATGGTGTTGAAGTTCCAGCTGCATCTACTTCAGTTAATTCAATTGTAGAAATAAGCGCAGTATTTAGTGGACTAACCCCAGCAAATGAGCCATACGACATTAAAGTAGTAAATCCATCTAACTTGTATGGATTACTAAATGATGTTTTGTATATTAATGATACTCCAGTTTGGACAACATCAGCTGGCTCACTAGGAACTTTTAACGAACTCACAACTCAAAGTATACAGCTAGCGACTACAGATGATGAAAGTACTGCTAGAACATATTCCGTCACTTCTGGTGCACTCCCATCTGGTTTGACGCTATCTTCTTCAGGATTAATTTCAGGAACAATTTCAGAAGTTTCTTCTACTACAACATCTAATTTTACAGTTACAGCAACAGATGGTAAAAATCCATCTCCTAGAGCATTTTCTATAACCACAACCAACTTATCTCCAACATGGGTTACTGCAAGTGGAAATTTATCTACATTTACAAGAAATGTTTCTTATTCAGCAACGATTTCTGCTACTGATGCACACACAATAACTTATTCTGTATCATCTGGATCCCTACCAACAGGTCTAACTTTAAATTCAACAACTGGTGTAATTAGTGGAACCCCATCTGATGGAGTTGCTCAAACATTTACTATCAGGGCAACAAACGCTGGAGGACAATCAGCAGATCGCTCATTTACCATTCCAAACGTAGGTCCATCATGGACAACTACTTCTCCAGTTTCTACTTTTACTAGGAACTCTCCATACTCATTTACTTTGGTTGGAGCAGATGATTCTGGCAACAACCCTACATACTCAATAGCGTCAGGATCTTTGCCAACTGGACTATCTATCAATTCTTCAACAGGCGTAATTTCAGGAACACCAAGTTCTAGTGCAACTGCTACATTTACAGCAAGAGTTACAGATGTTAATGGCAGTACAGCAGATAGATCATTTACAATGCCAAATGCTGGTCCAACATGGACAACAACAACTCTTACTTCAGGTGCAGTTGGCGTAGCATACTCACAACAGGTGACTGCTACAGATGACTCAGGTAATGCTCCATCATATTCATTGCTGTCTGGTTCCTTACCAACAGGATTAACTTTAAGTTCAAGTGGATTAATTTCTGGAACTCCAACAACTTATGGAACTTCTACATTTACAATTCGTGCAACAGATGCAAATGGAACAACATCAGATCAATCATTATCATTATCAATTTCTAGTGGAATTGTTGCTTCTGGTGGGTCAGTTGTGACTTCTGGAGGATACAAATATCACACATTTACTGGATCTGGAACATTTAGCGTAAGTACTTCATCACCAAATGCTTTTGAAGTTTTGTTAGTTGCTGGCGGCGGCGGAGGTGGAAATGACGTAGGCGGCGGCGGCGGAGCAGGTGGAGCTATATATAGATCAGCTCATACAATATCAAATGGTTCTTATTCAGTTGTAGTAGGAGGCGGATCTCCTAGAAGACAAAGCGGTGATACTGGAAACGGTGCTTCTAATAGTACATTTAATGGAATGACAGCAATGCGTGGCGGAGGAGGAACTTCTTGGCCAAATATTGCAGGTCTTTCAGGTGGAGGCGGCGGCGGAGGTGCAGGCTATCCATTTGACAACGGTGGAAAATCATCAACACAGACTAGCAATGGCGGCGGAACTGGTTATGGAAATGCTGGAGGAAATGGAATTTCAGATCCAGTATTTGCAGGCGGTGGTGGTGGCGGAGCAGGTGGTGCTGGTCAAAATGGTAGCGCTACTCCTTCTCCAGGAAAATGTGGAGATGGTGGAGTTGGTATAGGTTTATTTTCTGCATGGGCTTCTGCAACTGGTACAGGTTCATCTGGATATTATGCAGGTGGAGGCGGTGGATCATCAGATAACAGTGTAGCTACAAGAGGTTCTGGAGGACTTGGCGGCGGAGGTCGGGGACTATTCGGTAATGAGGAAAATAATGCCGCTGGAGATGGTGTTGTAAACACAGGTGGAGGCGGCGGTGGCTGTGATGGTTATCCTGGCGGCGCAGGCGGTTCAGGTATAGTGATAGTGAGGTATGTAGCATAATGGCACATTTTGCAGAACTAGATGAAAATAATGTCGTACAAAGAGTTATTGTAGTTAATAACTCAGACATACTCGACTCTGAGGGCAATGAATCAGAAGAAATAGGAAAAAGTTTTTGTTCAAATTTATTAGGTGGAAATTGGATTCAAACATCGTATAACTGTAATTTTAGAAAAAATTTTGCAGGAACTGGAATGATATATAGATCAGATTTAGATGCTTTTGTAAGTCCACCAATGTACTCTTCATGGATTTTAAATGAAGATACTTGTCAGTGGGAATCTCCAATAGAATACCCAAATGATGATAAAAAATATAATTGGGATGATAATCAAATGAAATGGGTTGAAAGAGCATAATGACTAGAGCAAGAGATATAGCAAATGTGTTTTCACATTCAAACCCTTTAGCTTCCGACTCTGAAATGGCTACTATGCTATTGAGTTATAAGCAAGAAGTTTCTGTTTCTGTAAACTCTAATATTACCGCTTTGTCAGGTAGAAGATATGCAGTAGATACAACTGCTGCTAGAACTATTACTCTTCCCGCCGCTCCAGGCGTAGGCGATGAAGTTCAAATTATGGATGCATCAGGGACGGCAGCAACAAATAACATTACAGTATTAAGAAACGGAAATAAAATTAACGGACTAACAGAAGATGCTATAATAGATGTTAACATGGATATGGCATCATTTGTTTACTCAGGATCAACAGTTGGATGGAGGCTTTAAATGGCAATTAAGAGATCGTCACAAGTAGGTACTCCATTTGGAACAACAGCAAATAGACCAGCAAGTCCTGCAGTAGGACAAACATATTACAATGGTACATTAGGATATCTTGAAATTTACACAGCATCAGGCTGGACAGCGGCAGCAAAAGCAATCCCATTTGGAAATACAGCTGCTCGTCCAGCAAATCCAGTTATTGGAGAGCCTTATTTTAATGGACAAGAAGCAAGACTAGAGCTATATACTAGCAACGGCTGGCAAAACATTGTTCAAGAAACCCCAGCAGTTGTTTCTATTGTAGGGCAATTAAACGAAACAACAACATCAACATTAACTTTAAATGGAACTAATTTTGCTGTAGGAGCAATTGCATATGTAGTTGGAACTAGTGGTGTAGAAACTGTTGCAACCACAACAACTTTTATTTCTGTTGCAGAATTATCTGCGGTGTTCCCAGCTCTAGCCGTGGCAGATGCTCCATATGATGTTAAAGTTGTTAACCCTTCGAATCTTTACGGAGTTCTTTATGAAACACTAGGTGTTAACGATAAGCCAGTTTGGTCTACAACAGCAGGGTCTTTAGGAACATTTACTGAGGTAGATGCAGTTTCAATTACAGTTGCAGCAACAGATGCTACAGACTCAACAAATTCTGCACTTCAATATACTTTAGTTTCGGGATCGCTTCCAACAGGTCTTTCTTTAAATTCTTCAACGGGAGTAATTTCAGGAACTCCAGCAAATGTTGTTTCAAGTACAACTTACTCATTTACACTAGGCGCATCTGATTCAAGAAATACAGTTCAAAACAGAGCATTTTCAATTACTATTTCTGACAGAAGTCCAGTATGGACAACCTCTTCGGTATTGCCAATATTTACACGTAACGTTGCATACTCAACAACTGTAGCAGCAACAGATGATGACTCTGGAGCAATTACTTATTCATTAGCTTCTGGCTCATTGCCAACAGGATTATCTTTATCTTCAGCAGGAGTAATTAGTGGAACACCTACAAGCTCAACAAATGCTTCTTTCACAATTCGGGCAACTGTTACTGCAAGCGGAACGACTGCCGATAGAGCATTTACAATGGCTAATAATGGTCCAACGTGGGTAACAACAACTTCTAATTTTTCTAATCCTAAATCAGGAATTTCTTACAATTTTACATTACAGGCTAATGATGATAGCGGATCAAATCCATCATATTCAATATCATCGGGAACACTTCCAACAGGCCTATCTTTAAATTCTTCAACAGGAGTAATAAGTGGAACAACATCAGATACTACATCAAGATCAGTAACATTTTTAGCAACTGATGCAAATTCTACATCTTCTTCATTAACAATTACTAATATGAGAGCAACTGTTATTCAAACAACAACAATTACAAGTAGCCAAACTTTTACTCCACAAACATCAGTATTAGATAGTGTTCTAATTGTTGGAGGCGGAGGAGGAGGCGGAAGTACTAATAGCTATAGCGCTGGTGGCTCTGGCGGCGGCGGCGGAGGTTTTGTAAGAGCACTTACTAATGTTGCGGTTACTCCAGGACAGGTATACAATATTGTTATTGGCGCTGGTGCCCCAAGATCTAATCTTTCTACTGGATCTGGAAGTAGAGCCAGAGATGGAGGAAAATCTTCTGCTTTTGGATATGAGGCTTTCGGCGGACAAGGAGGAATGAATGGAGGAAATGGTGCGGACAGGGCTGCTTCCGAAAGAGGTCCAGGAGGCGGAAGCGCATCATATGGATTTGGCTACTCACAAGCAAATCAAATAGTTGATCAAGGATTTGCAGGAAATACTTTTGAAGGAAATAGCTCAGGCGGAGGCGGCGGATCTACCACAAGTGGAAATGGAACTTCAACGGCTGGAAATCCAGGATATACCTGGTCTGTTAATGGACAAGTTTATGGAGGCGGCGGAGGCGGAGGAGGAAGTTCTGCTGGTTCTGGTGGCTCTGGCGGCGGCGGACAAGGAACAAATAGTTCAAGCGGAGGTAATGCAACATCTTACGGCGGCGGTGGTGGAGGAATAAGTTCAGCCGCAGCAACTTCTGCCGAAGGCGGAAGCGGATTTCAAGGAATTGTTATAATTAATGCTTATGCATAGGAGTAATATATGAATGTCGCAATAGTAGATATAAATACATCTGAGGTAATCAACACTATTGTAGTTTCTGATATAGATGATACTACAATTCCTTTATTACAGTCAGAGTATCCGAACTGCTTGTATATAGAAATAAATGAAAATACAGGCCTAACATCTAGTAGCAGTTCAACCGTTTTTGAAAAATGGGATGGATTAAAGTTTTATAAAGAATATTTAGATGGAAAAGAGCCAGAAGTTTTTAGATAGAAAATATAGACTTATCACCAATAAAATGGTAAAATAGAACAAATGGAAATAAGGAGAAGTACAAATGGCACATTTTGCAGAAATTGACGAGAATAACATCGTCACCCGTGTTCTTGTAGTTGATAACGAACAAGAAGATAGAGGGCAGGAATTCCTTGCTACCGACCTAGGATTAGGCGGAACATGGATCAAGACTTCATATAACACAATCGCAGGAGTTCATTCAAATGGCGGGACCCCGCTAAGAAAGAATTACGCTGGAATTGGATATACATACGATTCAGTAAGAGATGCATTCTATGCTCCAAAGCCTTTTGCTTCATGGACACTAGATGAAGATACATGCACATGGAATGCACCAACTCCTATGCCTGTTGAAGAAGGAAAATTCTTTACATGGAACGAAGATACAACATCATGGGAAGAAAGAGCTTTAGGATAAATTAATTTAAAAGCTGGGGGCAAGCATGTCTGATAAAGACTTTAAAGTAAAAAGCAACCTAGTAGTAGGTGGCTTAACAATAGCTGGCCCAATTGTTAGACATACAGATGGCACTTTAACTTCTCATACCACCCTTCCGCTTGATAAAGGCGGAACAGGTCAAACAACTGCTGCAAACTCTTTAAATGCATTACTTCCAGTACAAACATCCCTAGATGGATATTACTTAAAGACAGATGGAACAAATGCTTCATGGTCTACAGTAACAGCAGGATTTACTCCAGTTCCATCTACTGCCATTTCTTCAAATGTTACATTAGCAGCGTTTAATAAATATTTTGTAGATACAACAGCCGCAAGAACTATTACACTTCCCGCCTCTCCTACATTAGGAGCAGAGATTTATATATTTGACGCTTCAGGAACGGCGGCAACGTATAATATAACTATAGCCCGCAACGGAGAAAAAATTAACGGAAACGCTGGTAATTTAATATTTAACGTAAATGGTGGAGCGGCATCACTAGTATACACAGGATCAACATATGGTTGGAGAGTAGGATAAAATGGCTGACATTAGTTTAAATAATTTAGACGGAATTCCGTTTGGTATTAATTCAGGACGTCCTGCAAGCCCTCAGCCAGGACAGCCATACCTTAATGGTGAATCAAATCGTTTTGAGCTTTACACACAAACTGTAGGTTGGCAAAATATTGTACAAGAAACACCATCAGTTGTAAATGTTGTAGGAGCTTTTAATGAAAATACTTCATCAACAGTTACTATTAATGGAACAAATTTTGCAGTAGGAGCAATTGCTTATGCCGTTGGAACAAATGGAATTGAAACTGCAGCAACAACTACAACCTTAGTTTCTGTTGTTCAAATAACTGCAAATTTTCCAGCCTTATCTCCTTCATATGAACCATATGACATAAAAGTTGTAAATCCATCAAATCTTTATGGAGTTCTTTATGACTCAATGACAGTTGATAATATACCCGCTTGGGCAACAGCATCAGGATCACTTGGAACATATATTGAACAATCACCAATGTCTGTCACAATTGCAGCAACAGATGCAATAGACACCTATAGTAGCCCCTTATCCTATTCTATATCTACAGGATCTTTACCAGGTGGCTTATCAATTAATTCTTCTACTGGAGTAATAAGCGGTACACCTACAAACATAACAACAAGTACTACATATAACTTTACTGCATCTGTATCTGATGGAAGAAATACTGCAATTACTAGAAATTTTTCAATAACAATTACAGATCGTGCCCCTACTTGGGTTACATCTGCAACATTACCAACATTTTCAAAAAATATTTCATATTCAACTACAGTTTCTGCAACGCAGGATGATTCAGGGCCAACAATTTCGTATAGTTTATTTTCTGGATCTTTGCCAACAGGCTTATCTTTAAATTCTTCTACTGGTGTAATTTCTGGGACACCTTCTTCTGAATCATCAGCAGTTTTTACCCTTAGAGCAACAGATAATACAAGCGCAACATTTGCAGATAGACAGTTTACAATGCCAAATGCTGTGCCGATTTGGTCTACAGCATCATCTTTGCCAAGCGGATTTAGTTCACAGTCATATTCTCAAACATTAGTTGCAACAGATGATGGAACTGTTACATACTCTGTTATATCAGGCTCGTTACCAAATGGAATTTCTTTAAATACTTCATCGGGAGTTATAAGTGGAACACCATCAGTAGCAGGTTCTTTTAATTTTACAATACGGGCTACAGATGTAAATGCATCAACTACAGATAGAGCATTCAGTATTTCAATAATTTCTGCAACATATGTTCCAACATCCTCATCAATTTCTTTAACTTCCGTAGGACAAACTGCATTATCTTCAACATTTACTTCCATATATAATAGTATGATTGATGGACAAGGAGTTATAATTCAATTTGATATTGCTGGAGCTGGAGGAGGATCTGGAGGATTTGATACATTATCTACTCCAGCAGGTGCCGCAGGAGGAAGAGGGACTGTTAAGTATTTAATTCCAAGAGCTCAATTACCACAACTAATTGCAATTGTTGGTCAAGGCGGAGGCGGAGGATTATCTTCAGGAAGCGACGTAGCAAATTATAACTATCCAATAACTTCAGGTGGAGCAGGATATGCAGTAAATAGATCTGGTGGTGGCGCAGGTGGAGATGGAGGAGGATTCTCTGGAATCTTTATTAACAACTCAGTTTCTTTTGCAAACGCATTAGCAATCGCAGGAGGCGGCGGCGGAGGAGGAGGTACTGACGATAACGTTACTGCAGGAAGTCCTGGTGCAGGTGGAGGATTTAACCTTTCTGGAGGAAATGGAAGTGCATCTTCAGATAGTCTTGCAGGTGGAGGAACTGGCGGAAGTATATCTGCAGGAGGATCAAATGGTTCTAATCAAGCAGATGGATCAAATCAACCAGGAAGACAGTTGCTCGGTGGATATGGAAATACTAATACATCTGCAGGATCAATGGGTGGTGGTGGCGGCGGAGGAGGAGGATATTATGGCGGTGGCGCAGGTGGAACTGCTTCTGGAAATGGTTCAGGAGGCGGAGCAGGAGGCGGATCAGGTTACGCTGCCAATGTTTACTCATTAAATATTATTTCAACATCCACAGGTTCTGGAGCTGCAGGTGGTGCGGGTGTTGGCGGCGGAAGTGGTAATGCTGGATCTAATGGTTTTATAAATATAAGTTGGGGATACTCAAGTTAATTTAATGCTATAATTAAGTAATAAACAACTAGGGGATATGTGAACCAAATTGTCAGATAAAGACTTTAAAGTTAAAAATAAGCTCATTGTCAATGGGCTTAATAATGCATCTGGCGTAATTCTTTCAACTAATAATACTTTAGATTCCCATAATTTACTTCCGACCCAATATGGCGGAACAGGAACAACTCAATCTCCTTCTTCAGGACAAATCCTATATTCCGCTTCAGGTACTACATATACCCCAACTACTCTTTCTACATTAATTCAAGGATCTAATTATCAAGCAAATGCTCCTTCTTCCCCCGACATTGGCGATATCTGGATTGAATCAGATTCTACTTCAGACTCATTTGATCCCAACATTATTCGCCGTCATACATTTACAGCAACGTCGGGACAAACAAATTTCGTAGCATCAGTAGCATTTATAGATGGATATGAGCAGGTATACTTCAATGGTCTTCTACTATTAAAGACAACAGACTACACAACATCTTCTGGTACTACTGTTATTCTTGGTTCCGCCGCAGCGGCAGGCGACATCGTAGAGATAGTTACAATAACCAATCTTAATTCAACGAATACATATACCCAGGCAGAAGTAGATGCCCTTCTAGCAGCAAATACATCAGTAGCCCCATTAGCAATTTCTGCAAATACTACATTAGTAGCAAAGAAAAGATATTATGTTACATCAGCATCAGCGCTAACATTGACTCTTCCAGCCTCTCCTTCTCTAAACGATGAAATTCAAATAGTAGATGCTTCAGGGAACGCTTCAACGTATAATATAACTGTGGCACGAAATGCCAGTAAAATAAACGGCGGAACAGGAAATTTAATTATAGATAACAATGGTGGATGGTATGTATTACTATATACAGGTAGCACCTATGGATGGAAGGTTGGATAATGAGCGATATTAGAACATCAAAACTCGGAGGAATCCCATTTGGAAGTAATTCAGGTAGACCTGCAAACCCATCCGCTGGACAGCCATATTTTAATGGTGAAGAAAAAAGACTAGAACTTTACACATCTTCAGGATGGCAAAACATTGTTTCTGAAACTCCAGGAGTTGTTTCTATATCAGGAAATTATCTTGAATCAACAGGCTCAGGCACAATAGAAATTACAGGTACAAATTTTACAACAGGAGCAATTGCTTCTGTTATTGGAACAAACGGTGTTGAAGTAAATGCTAGTTCAACTACTGTAAACTCAATAGTGTCAATCACGGCGGTATTTTCAGGACTATCAAATGCTAATGAGCCTTACGATGTTAAGGTAACCAATACATCAAACTTGTATGGAGTATTGCCAGATGCATTATATATTAATGCTAGTCCAGTATGGACAACAACATCAGGATCCCTAGGAACATTTGCAGAACAAGTTGCTATTTCAGTTTCTGCAACTGCAACAGATGAATCAACAATAACATATTCTTTAGCAAATGGGTCATCTCTGCCAACAGGCGTAACATTAAATTCTTCAACAGGACTTATATCAGGAACTCTCCCAGATGTTGCGTCAAACACAACATATACATTTACAATTAATGCATCAGATGGTCTAAATACTGTAGTGCCAAGAACATTTAGCTTTGTATCAAATGCATCACCAGTTTGGGTAACAAGCGCAGGATCTCTAGGATCATTCTTAAATAACACATCTATTACAACCTCGGCATTGTCTGTAACAGATTCCGATTCAATTACATATTCTTTAGCAAGTGGTTCATCTTTACCAACAGGCTTAACATTAAATTCATCAACAGGTGTAATTTCAGGAACACTTCCAGTAGTTTCTGCAAATACTACTTATACATTTACAATTAATGCATCAGATGGATTAAGCTTAATACCAAGAACGTTTAGCATTTCTTCAATTTATGATATTGCTGTAGATTATCTTGTAGTTGCAGGTGGAGGTGGAACTGGATGGGATGTTGGCGGCGGAGGCGGCGGCGGCGGAGTTTTATCTGGAACTTCTGCAAGAGTTAAAGGATCTACTTTTACATTATCAGTTGGAGATGGAGGAAATTCTCACCCAGCAAACGGCAGCAACTCAAAGGGAGATAATGGACAAAACTCAACACTATTTGGATTAACAGCTATAGGCGGCGGCGGTGGTGGTTCTTATCCAGCACAAGGCAATGGGCGTAGTGGTGGCTCAGGAGGCGGAGGAGCATACCTTAGCGAAAATGGTGGTTTAGGCCTAGGAGGAAGCGGCACTGCAGGACAAGGATATAGCGGAGGAGATGACGCAGGAAGTGGTTATGGCTCAGGAGGCGGTGGTGGTGCAGGAGGTCCTGGAGCAAAGGGAGTAGTTGGACAAACAGTAAACGGCGGTCTACCAATTTATTCTTCTATAACTGGCACTTCAACAGCTTATGCAGGAGGAGGCTATGGTAATGCAGATAGTGGAGTAGTTTATCCAGCAGGAACAAATCAGTCTAATACTGTAGTAGGATATTATGGTTTTGGATCTAACGGAACAGGAATATCTGGATCTAAAGCAAATCCAGGAGTGGTAATTATTGCATATCCAAATACTATGCCAGCAATTACTACAATTCCTGGTACGTTAACTTACGATCAGCCAACACGGGCGGGATATAGAGTTTATCGGTTTACAGCAGGTTCAGGAACGGTAACATTTTAATGTCTAGAATCAGAGATATAGCAAACCTATTCAGCGCAAATACGTCGGCATCGACGGATGCTGAAGTAACTGCTGCTATCTCTGCACATAACTCTTCAACAACAACAGTACATGGTATTGCTGATACTTCCTCCCTTGCTACCACTTCAGCAACATCTTCAGCAATTAGCACAGCAATAAGCACACACAGTTCAGACACAACAGATATTCACGGTATTACAGATACAGCAGCATTAGCAACACAAACATATGTTCAAAATAATAAAGGAATAAATAAAGGCAATACTGCCTCACGTCCTGCCTCTCCTGCAAATGGAGATCTATATTATAATACAGAGACTTCATCTCTTGAGGTATATGATGCAGGATGGTGGCTTCCAAATACAGCCGCAGGAATTCCTACATCACCAGTTGCAACAAATCAACCTTCATCACGGGCATACAATAATGGGCAAGCTTCAGTAGCATTTACTCCTGCAACAAGCGGAGGAAAAGCAACGTCATTTACAGTTACTTCAACACCAGGATCATATACAAATACAGGCTCATCTAGCCCTATTGTAGTTACTGGTTTGCAATCAAATACAGCATATACTTACGCAGTTACAGCAACTGGACCACTTGGAACATCTTCTGCATCATCTGCAAGTAGCGCAGTTACTGCAACTACTGTTCCACAGGCTCCAAGTATAAGCGCAACAGCAGGAAGCACACAAGCAGTTCTTACTTTAACAGGCGCTACAGGCGGCTCGCCAATTACTTCTTATTCAATTACCTCAAGTCCAGCGACTACAACACAAACAGCTTCATCTTCACCTTATACTTTTACTGGTTTAACAAATGGAACATCTTATACATTTACAGCTACAGCTACAAATGCAAATGGCACATCTGCGGCAAGTTCAGCAAGTTCATCAATAACAGCAGCATCTCCAGTGCCACCAAGCATTGAAGTATTAGTTATCGCAGGCGGAGGCGGCGGAGGAGGAAACGGCGGAGGCGGCGGAGGAGCAGGAGGATTACTTTACAACAGTTCATTTGCTGTATCTGCTTCAACACAATACTCTGTACAGATTGGCGGAGGTGGATCAGGAGCTCTAGCACGTGTTGCAGGAAATAGCGGAACTAATTCATTTTTTAGCAATCAGATTGCAACAGCTGGTGGTGGCGGAGGTGGAATTGATTCAACAAATGGTAAAAATGGAGGATCTGGTGGAGGAACAAACGGATCATTTGCAACAGCTGGAACTGGAGTTTCTGGTCAAGGATTTGGCGGCGGTAAAGGAACTAACCAAGGATCATACGGAGAATCTGGCGGAGGTGGAGGCGGAGCTACTGTAGCAGGAGGAAATGATGGCGGTTCAACAGCTGGTGCAGGAGGAAATGGTTCTTCTTCATATTCATCATGGGGATTAGCGACGGTATCTGGTCAAGATATAAGTGGGACACGATGGTTTGCAGGCGGCGGAGGCGGCGGCGCTCCTGGAGCAGGAAATATTACAATTGGTGGCCCAGGAGGAAACGGTGGCGGAGCTACTGGAAACAATCGATCTACTACTTCTACTAATGCTGGAGGAACAATTAATACAGGAGGCGGCGGCGGCGGAGGTAATCAAACAGGTGGTGGAAGTTCTGAATATGCAGGAGGCGCAGGAGGATCAGGAATTGTAATTATTAGATATTCCGATTCATCTGCTTTGCCATCTTCAACAACTGGAACTACATATACTTCTGGCGGATATAGATATGTTAAGTTTACAGGATCAGGAAGTGTAACCTTCTAATGGCTAAATTAATAAGAGTATGGGATGGAACGGTCTGGCAAGAAGTCGGCACCGCTATTCCTAATGGACTTACAACAGATGGAACCCAAACATTAACTAATAAAACTATATCGGGTGCATCTAATACTTTAACTAATATTGGAAATGCATCCTTAACAAATTCAGCAATTACCGTTAATGGGTCCGCCGTTTCTTTGGGCGGAAGCGTAACAATTGTTACAGGACCAGCATCTTCTGCGGTATCATCAAATATAACAATGGCGGCTAATAATAACTACTTTGTAAATACTTCAGCGGCAAGAACCCTTACTCTTCCTGCCAGCCCTGCCCTGGGAGATACTATTTCAATATATGATGCATCAGGGACGGCGGCAACAAACAATATTACAATAGCAAGAAACGGCAGCAATATTAATGGAGTAGCAGATAATGCTATAATAGATGTAAATCAATCAAGTTCAGTATTTATATATACAGGCGCAACAGTTGGGTGGAGGTTCGATTAATGGCAATTAGAAAATCATCAAATACAGGTATTCCTTTTGGAAATACAACAGCACGTCCTGCAACTCCATCTACTGGACAACCATACTTTAATGGCGAAGCTGGAAGACTTGAGTTATACACACCTAGTGGCTGGCAAAATATCGTTCAAGAAGCACCTAGCATAGTAAGCATAACTGGAGTGTATAAAGAATCATTTGCTTCAAATACAATAAACTTAAATGGTACTGGATTTGCAGCAGGAGCTTTAGTTTCAGTAATTGGAACAAACGATGTAGAAATTTTTGGAACAGGCGTAAATGTTAGCTCAGCATCATCAATTTCTGTTACATTTACAGGACTATCTAGTGCATACGAGCCCTATGATATAAAAGTTACAAACCCATCAAATTTGTCTGGAGTTTATTTAGATATTTTGAACGTAGACCAAACACCAATCTGGTCAAATCCAGCTTCTGGAAGTTTGGGTACATATACAGAGCTTGATTCTGTAAATATACCAGTCACAGTTACAGATCCAGAATCAGTAGCGTTATCATACTCAATATCTTCTGGAGCATTACCTGGAGGACTTTCAATAAATACTTCTACTGGAGTTATTTCTGGAACAATTAATAACATAACTTCAAATACCACATTTAATTTTACAGTACGTGCATCAGATGGACAAAACGTTGCAGATAGATCATTTAGTATATTAGTTAATGATAGACCTCCTGCATGGTCAACTGTATCTGGAAGCCTAGGCACATATACAAAGAATTCAGCATTTTCTGCAACAGTTGCTGGAACTGATGACTCTGGAATAGTATCTTACTCATTAGTATCAGGATCTTTACCAACTGGCCTTTCAATAAATAGTTCAACTGGAGTCATTAGCGGAACCCCAAGTGTTTCATCTCCCCTTACATATTCTTTTACTTTTAGAGTAACAGACGACGGTGGACAAACAGCAGATAGATTATTTACACTTACAAATACAGGACCAACATGGTCTACCGCTGCAACTCTTCCAGTATTTACAAGAAACTCCGCTTATTCAACAACAGTAGTTGCAACAGATGACGGAACACTGACATACTCATTAGTTTCTGGGACCCTGCCAACAGGATTATCTTTATCTTCAGCAGGAGTAATTTCGGGAACACCAAGCTCATCAACAAATGCAGCCTTTACAATTCGTGTAACAGATGATTCAGGTAATACAGCAGATAGAGGATTTACAATGTCCAACGCTTTGCCATCATGGTCCACATCTGGAACATTGTCTTCTGGGTATATTAATGGTCCTTACTCTTATCAATTAAGCGCACCAGATGATTCTGGAGTTGCGCCAACCTATACATTAAACTCTGGTTCATTGCCAGCAGGAACAACACTATCCTCATCTGGATTAATTAGCGGAACAACAACAACTGCTGCAACATCTACATTTACAGTTCGTGCAACTGATGCAAACGGTGGTTTTACAAATAGCGGAACATTAACTATTGTTGTTGGTCAAGGTCTTTTTAGCACAGCTTTTAGTACATATTCAGATAGACACATAGCCACATCAAATACAATAGGACTTTCTTCATCTTATACAACAGATGCTGTAGGAGAGTATGTTACAGATTCTGCTAGCAATCGGTGGTACATATTAGCAAACTGGGGATACTCTGGATCTGCCTCAAATCCAGTTACAAGATGGAGCGGAGTAAAATGGAAAGACGCATCTAATACATCTCATGTTACAAGCAGAGTAAATCAACAAAGTGCTACGTCTTCATTATCTTCACAAGTAACACCAGGGCAATTTTATAGAGACTCAGTTGATTTTACTAATACTTCAGGACCAGGATTTAGTAATTGGTATACAGACACCAAAGGCAATCAAGCATATCCTGCATTAAATACAGCAATAACAAATACAATTGGCTCTGCTACTGTTTTTGATGGAGTATCAAGTCCAAATGATACTGGAGGAGCCGTATGGTTTGAGCCACCTTCGGGAACAATTGAAGTAATGTTAGATTTTGGAAATTCTCATTCAAATGGGGCGTGTTCAATTGCGGTAGTTAATAAAAGCACAGGAGCAATAGTTGGAAACCCTATATTTTATGGCAAACCTTCGGCAGTAAATACTGCAGCAGATGCTAGAAATGATTCAGCCACAAGAACTGTTGTATATCGTCATCAGCCAGGATATGTATACTTTAATACAGATCATCAAGGAACTATTGCAGGCTCTCACTACTATTTGTATAGGTAAAAAAGAATTATGTCATATCAACTTAAAGTGATTAAAGATTACCCAATAGGCTTTTGGCCATTGGATGAGTCTTCTGGTTCTACCGCCGCCGATTCATCGGGGTGCGGGAATAATGCCACATATGTAGGATCACCTGCATCAAATATATTACCATTAGTTTCAGGCGGAGTATCTGGAACAAAGATAACAAATACAGCATATATAACTGTACCCGTTACAAAAGATTATTATGGGGCAACAGTAGGAGCAGGATTTGCAACCTCTTATACTTCAGACAATGACTTTACTTTAGAGGCATGGGTTAGTCCATCAATTCAAACTGTAAATCAAACTACTATCTTTGCTGATTCCGCCGACAACATAGGACTGTTCTGGGAAAAAGGAGATGTTGTATTTAAAGTATCTTCTACGGAACAAATTAGGTGGGCAGTAAGTTATTCTAAAAAAGCATTTCATTTAGTAGGAATATATTCAGTTGACTCTATTAAACTATTTATAGATGGCAGACAAGTAGCAATTAAAACAATTGATAATAATTTTAAATTCACAAACGCTTCCCTAGACTTACAAATTGGACCAACCTCAAATGCATCCGATTCTTTTATTGTAGATGCTCCAGCCGTATATAGATATGGGCTAACAGGGGCTAAGATTGCAGAACATTTTACCGATGGCAACTATTATGTACAACCAGTTCATGTAGCCCAACCAGAGGGCGGCAAAGTATTTTCTTGCTCAGACATTAACAACCGAGTAGACTTTGATTACATATATGGGGTATCTAAGCCATGGGATGAATTAACAGATTCTAATACTTACTATGATGAAGCAGGGCAGTATGTATCTTTTATTCCCACCGAATCTTCTACAGCAAAAACATCTATCATTCAAGACTTTTTATTTATCCCAACAGCAAGCGGATTTACAAATTCAAAAATTGAGTGGCGTAATGATTTAGGAATTGTAGTAGAAACAAGTGTGGACGGAACCAATTATCTAACTTGTGAAAATGGAAACTCTATCCCTCAATATACAAAGGGATCATTTAATTCAAGCGGTGTCCTATATATCAAAATTACAATGTCTACCACAGATGCTAGTAAGTTCCTACCTAGACTTTCATATTTCTCAATTAGATTCTATAGAGAATCTTTGATATATGCAGATAACTCAAATAGTTATATTGGATCTAATAGTCAATTTATGGTGGGATCATTAAATTACTCCCCATTAATTAGACATTATAATAATGGAATAAGAGCTAAATCAGGATATGGATTTGATTCTAATACTGGATTAAACATAAGTACTGTAGAAATGTTTTTTACTCCTAAAACAAATGGAGCAAACACTTTATTCTATCATGCAGCATCAGGGACTAAGTATGCCTGGAATGCCTCTCAAACGGTCTCTAAGGCCTCTATAAGCGCTTTATACGTCAATGGGGTAGATAAGACATCCCAGACAAATGTAAACAATTTCCTGGTCGTAGGAGAGCCTCATCATATAGTTCTAGTATTTGCATCTGCAATTACAGGAGCATTTAGATTTAATTATGAGTCTTCTGGTGGTCCCGACAATTTATATAATAATATTGCTTTGTATACTAGGGCATTGGCTGAGGCAGATGTAGACAATCATTTTGATTTATATTGTGGCAGACCCTATACCTCAATCGTAGAACCAGCCATCAATGTGACAGAAGCAGCGCCAGAATACTATGATAATGACTGGGTTGTGGTACAAAGTATCTAAATTTGTCACGCCCCTTGACAAAAAGCTGGACTTAGACAGTAAGTAATGGTAAAATAAACTTCTATGGACATTACTAAGAAGAATACAAGATTTTTAGATGAAGAATCAACCCTGGGCATATATGTTTGGGAAATGCCAGACGGCAGATGGATTGGAGATGATGATGGGAACTTTCTTTCGGTCACGTCCAAAAAAGGAAATAGATCCCTCATCAATGCTCTGGCTCGTGAAGTTCGCTCATACGGCATATATGAAGGCGGGCCTAAATTTCTTTCCGCTAGGCGCAAAATATCAGACGAAGACTTTGAACATCAAAAACAAAGACTTGAGTGGGGACTAGTTCCAGATCCTTTGGATATTGGAAACTATAAAGACGAAATGAAAAAGTTGGGTAAACTAAGATGACAAAATTTGTAGAAGATGATGACTCTCAAGATATTGTAGTCTCAAACGTGGCGGACTGGATGAAGTTTAATACTCCAAGAGAAGAAACAACTACCGACCTATTTAAGGTAAGCGGAGACGAACTAACAAAAATTTCAGGGCTTAGCCCAGCATTTCGTCGTAAGATGAATCGTGATTTACAAAAAAGATTCCAGGGTATTGATGGAACAGAAACACAACAGAATCTATTACAACAAGCAGTTACTGGCTATGCAATGTTTGATCTTGTTGAGCCCCCATACAACCTAGATTATCTATCAACTATTTACGAAATTTCTCCATACAACTATTCAGCAATTAATGCTAAGGTTTCAAATATTGTTGGTCTCGGACATGACTTTATTGAAACACGTAAGACGCAAGAAGCGTTTGATAATATTTCAGATGAGAAGTCATTAGACAGAGCACGTAGAAAATTAAATAGACTTCGCCAAGATTTATATGATTGGCTAGAAGAATGCAACGAAGAAGAAACTTTTACAGAAACACTTATCAAGGCCTATACAGATGTTGAAGCAACAGGAAATGGCTACATTGAAATTGGTAGAACATCTGCTGGAAAGATTGGTTACTTAGGTCATATTCCCGCAAAAACAATGCGTGTTCGTCGTTTGCGTGATGGATTTATTCAATTGCTTTACGGCAAGGCAGTATTCTTCCGCACCTTTGGAGATCAAGAAACAGAGAATCCAATTGCAGGCGGGCTAGATAGACCTAACGAAATTATTCATCTTAAGAAATACACACCTACAAATAACTACTACGGAATCCCAGATATTGTAGCCTCATCAAATGCTATGGCAGGAAATGAATTTGCTGGTAAGTATAACCTTGACTACTTTGAGAATAAGGCGGTTCCAAGATATATTATTACAGTAAAGGGAGCAAAGCTTTCTACAGAGTCAGAGCGTAAATTACTTGAGTTTTTCCAAGTTGGACTAAGAGGCAAGAATCACAGATCTTTGTATATTCCCCTTCCTCCAGATTCTCCAGATTCTAAGACTGAATTTAAGATGGAGCCAATTGAGGCAGGCACTCAGGAATCTTCATTTAACGTATATCGCAAATCTAATAGAGATGAAATTCTATTGTCTCACCGTGTCCCAATTAATAAAATTGGAACTCCAGAAGGAGTAAATCTAGCGGTAGCCAGAGATGCCGATAAAACATTTAGAGAGCAAGTATGCCGTCCAGCCCAAATGAATTTAGAAAAGAAATTAAATAAAATTATTGAAGAAATGACAGATGCTTTAATTCTTAAATTTAATGAGCTAACCTTGACCGATGAAGATACTCAATCTAAAATTGATGAGCGATATTTAAGGATGCAGGTAGTGACCCCTAATGAAATTAGAATTAGAATGGGCATGGTCCCAATTGATGGTGGGGATAAAGTTGTAGAATTAAAACCACAGGCACAGGCAGAAGTAAGAGCACAGGCAGGGAAAACCAGAACTAGAGATTCTGAAAGGTCTGCAAATTCCCCCGATATTTCTGGAGAGGGAAGAAATGCTCAAGGGGATGGAAGACAAGTCGACTGACCCTGCTCAACCATTATTTGCGTTATAGTCAATAACGCTATAAAATTAAGCATATGAACATTGAAAAATCCCTATGGTCTTCAACTGGCGATCAGATAGTTTTATCGGTCCCCTTTACAAAAGTCAACCGTGAAAAGCGTACAGTCTCAGGTTTTGCAACACTAGACAACGTTGATCAAACTGGTGATGTCGTTACTATGGAAGCAAGCGTAAAAGCTTTTGAAAATTTCCGTGGAAACATTCGTGAGATGCACAGCTCAAACGCAGTAGGCAAGATGATTTCATTTAAGCCAGAAACATACTATGATGCAAAGTCACAAGAATTTTATAACGGAGTATATGTTGACGCATATGTTTCTAAAGGCGCTCAGGACACTTGGGAAAAAGTTCTAGACGGAACTCTAACAGGATTCTCAATCGGCGGAAAGATTATTGAATCAGACAACGAAGTTAATAAAGCAACTGGTAAGACTACAAGATTCATTAAAGATTATTCATTGATGGAACTTTCAATTGTCGACTCTCCAGCAAACGAGCTATGCAACATCTTGTCTATCTCTAAGATGAACGGCGAACTAATATTTAAAGGAATAGCAACTGAAGTAAAAGCAGAGAACATTTTTTATTGTGCAGACTCAGACTCAGTATTTATTTCAACAGAATCATCATACGATTCCCCAGTTACAGGAAAGCCTGCAACACTAATTGGATGGGTAGAGTCAAACGATGTTAACAAAGCAAAAGAAATAAACAAGATTCTTGATTTACATAAAAAATCAAGATTGTCCACGCCTGAAACACAAATTGCAAAACAGGCAGACATAGAAGGAGGTAATGAAGTGTCAGAAAACACAGAAAACACAGCAGTCGAAGAGACTGTAGTAGCAGACGCACCAGTTGTTGCTGAAGAAGCACCAGCAGTTGTAGAAGCACCAGTAGAAGACGCTCCTGCCGAAACTCTAGAAAAAGCAGCCGACGTATCAGAAGTTATGGTTGATGAACCTGATTTTGCTAAAATGCTTGGCGACCTTAAGGGATTTTTCTCAGAGACATTGAATAAGGCTTCAGAAGCAAATGCAGTACAGGTTTCAACAATTAAAGATACAGTTGAAACGTTCAGCAAGAGCGTAGATAGCCGAATTTCAGAGTTGGCAGAACAACACACAGCACTTTCAACAGCAGTTGAAAGCATCAAGAACACAATTGATGGTGTACAAAAGCGTGTCGATGCAGTAGAATCAGAGACTGCAATTAAGAAGTCCTCGGACCTTGGCGGGTCTCAGGAAGTAATGATCAAAAAATCAAAGTGGAACGGTTCTTTCCTTGGTTCCGTGAACGAAATTTTTAACTAAAAAAAGGTAGGTGAAAATATAAAATGAGTAATGAAAACTTAGAAAAGGCTATCGCTGCAGGTACAACTGCAACAGGTACCTTTGCAGGAGTTACAGGCGCAGCTAACACAAGCATCCACACAGCTGGATCAGCTGGCAACGCAGGTCTCCTAAACGCAGAACAATCAGCTCGCTTCCTGGACTACATGTTCGACGCTACCGTTATCGGTAAGGTCGCCCGTACAGTTCGTATGAAGTCAGACACATCTGAGATTGATCGTATGGCCGTTGGTGAGAAGCTTATGAAGCTTGCAACCGAAGGTGATAACGACGCTTCAAACAGCGCAGTAACTTTCTCAAAAATCTCTTTGACAACAAAGAAACTCCGCATGGACTGGGAGCTTTCAACAGAGTCTCTAGAAGATAATATCGAAGGTGCAGATCTTGAAGATCATATTGCACGTTTGATGGCAACACAGGCAGGTAACGACATTGAAGACGTAATTCTAAATGGCGATACAGCCCTAACAGGCGATGCCCTATACAAGTCATTTGATGGCGTTGTAAAGAAGGCAAAGGCTTCAGCACACGTAGTAGAAGCTGGTGGCGCAGGCGTAAGCCGTGATTTGTTTAACAAAGCACTCAAAGCAATGCCACGTAAGTACAAGCAACGTCGTGCAGATCTTCGCTTCTTAGCGGGATCAAACCTGATTCAAGATTTCCTATATGCTAACAGCATTGGAACAAATCAGACAATTCCACAAGACATCGCATCAAGCGTAATCCGTGGAGCAACACCAGGTCTAGGTGGACCAGCAGGATATGTGGCGCCATTCGCATTCGGTATTCCGATTGTTGAAGTACCACTTCTTAATGAGACACAGACTGGAACATATTCAGCTCCATCAGGATCACACGGTGACGTCCACTTGACATTCCCAAATAACGTAGTTATTGGTATCAAGCGTGATGTAACTGTTTACCGCTTCTTCGAGCCACGTAAGGACTCAATCGAGTACACAATGTATACTCGTGTTGGCGTTCAAATCGAGCAGGCAAACGCCTGGGTAGTAGTGAAAAACGTTAAGGTTGCTTCCTAATTATAGGATTTAACTAGCTGGAAAGGCCCCTAATTAATTTTAGGGGCTTTTCATTTTAATTTAGTAATGCTATAATTGTTTTAAGTAGAAATAGGAGATTTGCATGTCATTTGAGACATTGAAAGTAGCAGAGTTGAAAAAGATTGCAGAAGATTTTGCAGTCGATGCCGACGGTCTAAAAAACAAAGCCGACATCATTGCCGCCCTTGCAGAAGAGGGAGTAACTTGGTCTGTATATAACAGCACTATTAAAAAGATTGAAGAAGAGACGGAAGAAATGTCAATCGAAGTATTGCCAAAGTTTGATCCAAAAGCAGCACAGCCAGCGGATACAGTATTAGTAAGAATGACCAGAGAGAACTTTAGATATGATATTATGGGAATTACGTTCACAAAAGAACACCCATTCGTAGCAGTATCTGAAGATGTAGCACAAGAAATTTTTGATAAGGAGGAGGGCTTTAGATTAGCGTCTCCTAGAGAAGTACAGGAGTACTACAGTTAATCTAAGCCTATAAAATGGCAGAGATATTAATTAATTCACAATCACCGATTGTCCATCAGATTTTTTGGAATGGTGACATTGCAGTTGCTGACGCTTTACCTGTTGTAAAAATATATGACGTAACGCTAGATGCAAGAGTTAGTCCTGCCGTAGCTCCAACAACCATACTTGCCACAATAACCTCTACCCTAGACGAAAATAACCCTGGAACATATTTCGTTAACGTACCTTATTCTCTTACAAATAGAAACAAGACATTAAAAGTAAATTGGGAATACTCAGTAGGATCGGTGGCGGTAGTAAGATCAGATGAGGTACAGGTAGTAACTCCATACGTAGACTTTAACTATATTCAAGATCTTGGATATAGCACAGATTCTTCAGACCCATCATATAAGTCTTATAAAGAATTAATTAGAGCAGAAAGATATGCTCGTAAACAAATAGAACAATACACAGGTCAAAAGTTTTATCTCTATGACGAGACCTTGATGGTTTATGGGTATGAGTACGATACTCTTCCATTGCCAGCTAAAATTTATCAACTACACACATTGTCTGTAAATGACATACTTCTTAGAGACAATATTAATAATATTGATAACTGGAATTTTCCAGTTCAAATTTCTGAGAGCGGATATTCAATTAGAATCAATAGAGCAGGAATGGTAGACAATACCGTATATACTGCTAACGGAATGGTTCCACCAAGTATTCACGATTATTCAGGAGTGTTTCACTCTGGAGTTCCTTACAAAGTATTTGCAAGATTTGGCTGGGAGAAAGTTCCTGAGAACGTAGAATTAGCAACAGCTGAATTGATGAAAGATTATTTTTCTAAGGATACTATCTGGCGCAACAAGTACGTAAAGTCTATATCTACATTCGATTGGGATTTTGAGTACACTGGAGATGCCTACACTGGCACAGGAAATGCCCTAGCAGATAATCTTTTAGCCGACTATGTCTTAACAATTAAAGCAGAGATTATATAATGAGTAGCATCGTAGACTCTGTCTTGTCTATGAATTTAGATGTTTATAGACAGTTTGAAACTCAGGATCCAGATACTGGAGCAATCGTAAAAGAGTGGAATTACTATAAAACAATTGCATGTCACGCAAAGGGTGTAATCAGCAACTCTGCAACGACTCGATCTAGCGATAAGCAAATTTTTTCAAACAAGTATTTAAATGATCAAGTTATTCAGGTAAGAACTTCTGAAAAATTAACGGTAAGAGAAAAAGTAACTAACGTAAGAGATGTCGAGGGTAATACAATTTGGAACGAAATTAATTATCCAAACGAGACCCCTACAGTATTTGAAGTAATGGGAACAACACCAATGACAGATCCATTTGGAAGAGTGATTGCTTATAACTCATCTCTAAAGAGATCGGAGAATCAGCAAATTGGACAATAGCGGAATGCTGATTCAAGCAGCAAGCGGACTTGAAAGAATGATGTATGCAAATCAAAAGGGTGTGTTGAAAGATAGCACAGTAGCTCAAATATCAGCATACGTATATTATGAAGCAGCAGTCATAGCTAAACTAACAACAAACAAGGCATTTCAAAATGCATTCAGCAAGATTATGTTTGATCAGATAAACCTTGATTTTGGAAACTACATAGACGCACTTGCTAGAAGCAAGCCTAAATCTTTACACCATGTTTATGAATGGAAGAAAACTGGTAACAAATCAGCAAGACTATTTAAATTAAATAAGACTGGACAAGTCGGACTCTCTTTTGGAATTAACTATGAATTCCTGCCATCTAAATCAATGGTGCCAGCATCAACTGGAAAACGCAGACATATGTTTATAAACAAGGCTTCAATTATGGAAAAGGGAGAGCCTTTAGTAATTAGACCAAAGAGCGCCGATAGACTTGTATTTGAAATTGACGGAGAAACAGTATTCATGCCCAAGGGTGCATCAGTTACAGTAAAGCGTCCTGGTGGATCTGGGGCACGTAATCAATTTACACTGGCCCACTCAAGATTTTTTAGCGGCAGACTAGTAAATGATTCAATTAAAAAATCTGGATTCCAGAGACTATTTAATTCAAGTATGTCAAAAGCACTTGGAGTGCCGTCAGATATTAAAAGAGTTAAATATTCTTTTTCAGCAAATACAATAAGGTCTCAGGCTGACTCAGCGCTAACCTTGTCATTCGGAGGTGCAATGTGACGGCTAACTATAAATTAGACGCAATGCTAGAGCTAAGAAAGTATCTATGGAAAGAACTTTATACCAGAGACATTTTTGACGAAAATGACTATTGGAGCGATAACTTAAATGAGAACGTTATCCCAATTATTCCAGTACAACAGGCACCAGAATTAAATCAATTTTTAAGCGGCAAGAAGCATATTGTCTATGACAAGATCGGGATGTCCTATGAAGACAACTGGCTAATATGTTGTGAGCAGATTCTGTTTACCGTATATTCAACTTCGGTGGCAGATATTAATGAGATCAGAAACTATATGACAGATGAGTTTAGACGAATGGATAGCTCGGCTCAGGACATAAACAAATGGGTAGGTCTTTCAAATAAGTTCAAATTCCATAGCGTCTATATAGCAGACATATCCCCAACGGCTCCATCAGAGGAACTTCAGGGATTTTTCTCATCCGAGATTATCCTAGAAATAAAATACTCCAGGATTACAGACGATGTGGGCAGGTTCCTCTAAGGTTTGCCTTTTTACCCATAATATTATAAACTTGTACTAAGAGGAAAGAAGCCTAGCCAGCTTGAATTTAAGATTTAAATATATATATATTGAAATATAGGAGGAAACAAAACTATGGCACAATCCGTAGGTAATGCTAGAAATATTCTAGTCGGTGCATCTCCGCTGTTCTTGTCAAATACTGACATCAACGACGCAGATTACATCGCAAACGCAGAAGCAGGCGTAGCAGTTACAGCAGCAGCCAACACAGTTGGAGTACCAGCATTTGCAACAGGTGTATCTTATACAACTTCGCTTAACGCTGTTAATCAAACTGCAGGACTATTTGGATACCGTAACGTTGGTTTTACTAACAACGGTCTTCAAATCACATACAACCCAACATATGACTCAGTAACTGTAGATCAGTTGCTTGATACAGCTAAGCTGTTCAAGTCAGCAATGGAAGTTATGATTGCAACAGAAATGTCAGAAGGTACTCTTGAGAACATTGCAACAGTATTTGGACAACCATCATCAACTCTATCAACAACAGGCACAGGAACTTCAAAGAAGGATACCCTTGGTCTAGAGGCAGGTGCACTTGGTGCAGCTCCAACAGAGCGTCAGCTAATTGCAGTTGGACTAGCTCCAACAGCAGCTTCAACAACTTCAGAGCGTGTATATTATGCTCGTCGAGTATTGTCTGTACAACAGTCACAATTCTCACTTGCACGTACAACTCCAACAACATTCCCAGTAACCTTCCGTTTACTACCAGATGCTAGCTATGCTGGCTCTGAGTACGGCAAGATTATTGACCGTGTTCTAGTAGCATAATAATTTAGTTTATTAGCTATACCCAAAGCCCCCAAGAAATTGGGGGTTTTGTGGTTGTATTAGTATATTTCTTTTAGTATAATGTTTATGAGTAGATCCTAGGAGGACCTAAATTGGCAACAACAGTATATAGCGTAGAAGAGGTACAGCTTCAAAACGGGCAGACCGTAAAGCTGAAGCCACTATCAATAGCAGAGCTTCGTAAGTTTATGCTAGCAATTAAAAAGACGGCAGAATCACAAACAGAAGATGACACACTAAACATCTTGATCGATGCCTGTGCAATTGCAATAGAAAAACAACTACCAGAATTGGTAGCAGATAGAGAAGCATTTGAGAACGCCTTAGATGTTCCAACTATGAATCGCATTCTAGAAGTTTGCGGAGGGATTAAGCTTGACGACCCAAACCTACTAGCGGCAGCGGTTCTGGCTGGTCAGAACTAGACTTAGCCGCCTTAGAGGGTGAAGTTTTTTTACTAGGACACTGGAAGAATTACCAGGAATTAGAAGAAAGTCTTTCAATGCCAGAACTTGTAAATACTTTAAAAGCTTTAAAGAAAAGAGATTACGACAGTAAAAAGTTTCAAGCTTCTTTAACTGGAGTAGATATGGGCGAGTACGAAGAAGAGAAGAAGGCTTCTAGTTTTGAAGAAATACAACTAAGAGCAGCAGGTATAACTACCAGTGCAGACGATGTTGTATCACTTCAAGGAAGATTCGCAGCAGCAGCTGGTTTCGGAATTGGAGAAGGACTAGGATACGTGAAGGAGTAATCTGAATATAAATGGCTGACGAAACAATCAGTACCCGCATAGTCGCTAATGCCGACTTTTCAGCCCTTATTGCCGATGTGCATAAGGTTACTGCCAGCCTATCAAAATTACAAGAAAAATTAGCTAACTCTAATAAGATGATGGCAAATCAAATTGCCGTCATGAATAGATCGTTCTCTGATACATTAAGAAGCACAGGTCAGTTCTCCACACACTTTGTAAGCCTTACTTCAGATGTAGAAAAGTTTGGTAAGAATCTTGACGGCGGAAAACTAAAGTTAAATCAATACTTTAATGCCTTTAGAGATCAAACTAAAACTTCTGGCGGACTTATTAGAGACCTAGCAAAACAGCAAGTAGCATTACAAAATTCAGTACTACAACCACTTGGAAGAAACGCACAAGGACTTATGCAGTTCAATGTTCAAGTTCCTAGAGGACTTGATACAGTAAAGAATGCTGCAGCAATAGCAAGAACAGAACTTCAGATTATGAATAAGGTTGTCCAGGATGGTGCTGGACAGATTATTAACTTCGGTAAAAACACTCAGTGGACAGGTCGCCAGCTAACAGTTGGACTTACCGTGCCATTAGTTGCATTCGGTAACGCAGCCGCAAAAGCATTTAGAGAAGCAGATCAAGAATTAGTAAGACTAACAAAGGTTTATGGAGGAATTGCAGCAACTTCATCAGTAGAGCTTGGCAAAGTAAGGGATGATGTTGTTCAAACAGCCAAAGAAATTTCATCAGCAATGGGAGTTTCATTTAAAGAAACCATTGGTCTAGCCGCTGATATTGCAGCAACTGGAAAAACTGGTGATGAGTTACTAGGATCCATTAGAGAAACAACAAGACTTGCAGTCCTTGGTGAAGTAGACAGACAAGATGCCATGAGAGCGACACTTGCAATTCAATCTGCATTTAAATCTAATACGGAAGAACTAGCGCAGTCAATTAACTTCCTTAACGCAGTTGAAAACCAGACATCAACAAGCCTTGCAGATTTAGTAGAAGCAATTCCAAAAGCAGGTCCAATTATTCAAGGACTAGGTGGAAGCGTACAGGACTTAGCTCTTTACTTGACTGCAATGCGTGAAGGCGGAATAAATGCGTCAGAAGGAGCAAACGCATTAAAGTCTGCATTAGCATCTTTAATTAACCCGACAGATGTTGCGGTAGGCAAGTTCCAAACATTAGGTATTGATTTACTGGGCATAGTAAATAACAATGCTGGAGATCTTACTGGAACACTTATGGCTCTTCAAGGAGCATTAGACACCTTAGATCCACTTAAGAAACAACAGGCTATTGAACAATTGTTTGGTAAGTTTCAGTTTTCAAGACTGAACGCTTTGTTTGAAAATTTAGGTCGTCAAGGAAGTCAGACTCTACAGGTCTTAGATTTAATGAAAGCTTCTTCTGATGATTTAGCATCAGTAGCGGGTCGAGAATTATCACAAGTTACAGAGTCAGCATCTGGTAAATATAGAAGGGCTTTAGAAGGACTTAAAGCATCTCTAGCAGAAGTTGGAGAACAGTTCTTAACAATCAATACCGTTTTAATTACAGTAATAGATAAGATAGTTCAATTTGCTATGAACCTTCCTGGCCCAGTTAAACAGATACTGGCATTGCTAGGTGGAGTTACAGCAATTGCTGGCCCACTAATTATGTTAACTGGTTTGCTTGCAAACTTTTTTGGTAATATGGCAAAGGGAGTATTCCATCTAAGAGCTTTCTTTAAGGGTGGAGAAGGATTTAAATATCTAACCCCAGAAATGCTAGCAGCAGAAAAAGCTGGAAAACTAGTAGAACAATCTTTTTATAGCGATGCAAAAGCAGCAGCAGTATTACAACAGGCCCTTAGAAACCTTTTAGACGAGTTTTCTTTATTAGAAGCAAAAGCAAAGTCTGGTTCAATATCTGTTAACCCAGCAGTCAACACAATGGCGGGTAATCTTGTTATGTCAGGCGGAGGAAGAATAGTAGATCCAAACCATCCACTTGTTGGTAAGATGGGAACAAGAGCAAGCTCACATATGGTTCCTAGATCTGGAATGACTGAAGCACAAAGACTTCAACAAACAATGTTTGGTATGGTTCCAGGATCAGGTCCAGTAAATCAAAAGATTGGCCAGAATCCTCAAATATACATGAACGACAATTTGCCAAGTGTTCCTGGATTAACTACTGTAGGCGGAGTATCAACAGGAGTTGTAGCGGCAGAAGCGGCAAGGCATCATGCAATGATGGCAACATTAGGAATGCAATCTAAGGCAGAGATAGAAGCACTTAAGAAGCAGATGGTTGCAACTGGAGTTTTAAGTAAAGAATTTATGGGACAGTTCGATGACATATTACCAATTGTTTCTAAACTAACAGATAACGCTGCAAGGGAATCGGCATTAATTGTTGCTGAACTTCGTGCAGGTAAATTAAATGTAGAGCAAGCAAGAGCAAAAATTATAGCCCTAAACCTTGAAACTGAAAGAATGATTTCAACTTCTATGCAGGCTCAAGCAACCTCAATGGGAAGAACATTAAACCCAACAATTATTCCTACATTAAATCAGCCTGTAGTTGATCCTACTGGTAAGTCTAATATGAGAGAGTTATTTAAAAAGGGAAGCACGAGAGACTTTATTAATAAGGTGGCAGGAGCACTTGGAGTAAGAACTTCAGGAGCAGGATATAATATTGAAACAACAAAGCCTAGAAGATTAGCTTTAGGAACTGTGGCACTAGGACTTCTTCCAAAATTTACAAACTTAGCTCATGCTAAAAGAGCTGCAGCACTACTTAGAGAATATTCAAGAAGATCTTCTGGGATAGGTGGAACTAGAACTCCAAACCTTAGAGGTACTGGTAGTGGGGCTTCTACTGGAACAGCAAATGAAGCTGGCATGGGAAGCCCTTTTAAACATTTTTCTGATAGAAAAAATAAAATTTATGATGATCCATGGTATCAAGCAGCAGGAGTTACTCCAACCAAAAAAGGTATTGGGGCAGACGATGAATATTTAGTACATGCTATTACTCCTGGATATAGAAAAAGAACAGCAGATCTTCCTACCATGGGAAGACAGGCAACCCCTTCTATTCCTAGAGAAAGATTTGACGAATTTGGAATTTCAACAACATCTAAATCTCCATTTTTACAAACAGTTCCAACTACATTTGTTAAAAACAGAAAAGGTTTTAATGACAAACTAAAGGTTGGAGCAGACCCAAGCGATTGGAGAGATGTAGACGGAAGCGACATGGTCAGCTTCTTGGCTTTTCTAAAAGATCAAGGAATTCCACCACAAAAAGCAAGATTACTAGCAGATAGAGCTGCCACACTACTTAATCAAAAAATTAAAGGTTCTAAAAATCCAATAACAGAATCAATGTTTGGAGATATGTTTAACCAATCAACAGTAAGAGCATTGCGTAGTGGATTTCAGCCATCAATGACAAGGCAGATAAACCCACTTGGAAGCGACATGCATTCTAGAAACTTAGGCCTTTCCCCAACGCCATTTAAAGATGGAGTAACACAACTTCCAGGATATGGCGGAGGAGATTCAATTCCAGCTCTTTTAGAACCAGGAGAATCCGTTGTTACAAAAACTGGAACTCGTGGAAATCAGGGAGCCCTTACTTTGATGAATCAAGGGTACAGCCTAGATCAAATGATGGGATTCGAAGAAGGAGTAGTTGACGCAAGTAGACCTCGCGGCGGAAGAATGTTAAGAGCAGTAGGACCTTCTTTAGCAATAGGTATGGGTGGCCAAATGCTAGGTCAAAAGGTTGGTGGAACAGCTGGAAGCGCAATTCAAATAGCATCTATGATTGCAAGCATGGGAATGGGATTCGGCGGAGGCGGCGGAGGCGGCGGCGGAATGATATCAAGACAAATGGACAAAATTCCAGGACAATTAAAACAACCAATAGGTCCATTAAACAACTTAGCACAGGCGGCATCAAAAACTGGAGGAAGTCTTTCAGGAATATTAAGAATATTCGGGCCCCTACTTAAAGGATTTGCAACACTACTTAAGTTAACTAGCCCAATAGGAATAGCATTTACTGGAGTTACATTAGCCGTAGGCCTGCTGATTAAAAGACATAAAGAGCATACAGAAGAATTAAGAATTAATAGAACAGCATTTGGAATGACAGCAGATGCTGCTGCAAAGGCTGGATATAAGTACACAGACTATAATAAGCAGATTAAGACTGCTATAGAAGATGCCAAGGCTTTGAAGGCTCAAAATAAAATGATTTACGAGAGCATGACAAAAGCTAACGTTCCAATACATATGACAATTGAGCAGTACAAGAAACTTAAGGTTCAGGTTAAGTCTACTATGCAGGACTACATTAAACTGTTTGATCAAACAGATAGAAAAGATGTTGGTCAAACTGCTATTCAATTAAAGGCTCAATTTATGGCGGCAGGAGATTCTGCTGAAACTGCGACAGCTAAAATATATGCTCTGATAGATGAGTCTAATAAAGCATCTATGGCTGGCAGCGCAATAGGAACAAAAGCTTTCCAAAGTATTCAAACACTAGAACAAGCTGCAATGCAATCAACAAAGACATTTGAATCAGCCCTAAAGGTCTCTGACGTTGAAGGACAAGCCTCAGCACTCCTTACTAGTTTTGCAGCAATTAATGGATCAATTGATGAAACAGTTAGGAAGAGCGAAGAAGCGGCATCAAAGAATAAGGGTGTTGCAGTTTCAGTTGGGCAAGCCACAAGAGATCAAATTGATTCTATAAATGCTTCTTACAAAAATCAATCTAATTTAACAAAACAAGTTATTTCTGAAATTGGTAAAGCAAATCCAGAACTGGCAGAAGTTTTAAATAGTACAGATACCCTAGTCTCAGCTTTTGCTAAACTTAAATTGTTAGTTCAAGGAACTAACGTAGACGTAGGTGCATTAAGTGGTACTGCTGCTATAGCTGCAGTTAACCTTTCCTCAATCGTTAATGATACAGTAAAAACAACAGGTGCAGTTGGGGCTCAATACGGAAAATACAAGCAACTTACCGATCAAATTAAAGCTCTTCAAACTGCTCAAAAGGGACAATCTGCAAAAGCTCAAATAGACAGCCGAGATGCAATTGCTTCATTAAACAAGCAAATAGATAAAATTAAAAAGGCTGCTCAAGATAAAATTAATGGAATTCGTAAAGCAACTGAGGCGGAAAACTCTCAGCTAGAAATTCAAAAAGCTCAACTAAGAGCACAGCAAGCTCTTGCAACTGGCAACATGAATTCTTATGCAGAAGAGCAGATGAGCATAGAGCAGATACTAAATGAGTCAAATCGCAAATCAGCAGAGGAAGCAATTAACCTTAAGGCCGAGCTTGACATTAAGCCACTACAAGATCAAATAGATGCACTATCTAATAAGAATCAAAAACTTGCAGATAAAGCAGCTCTAGCTGGGGATCAGCTAGGAGTTCTTCAAAAAAGAGCAGACACCTTAAATACAAATTTAACTAACTACAGTACTAACCTATCTAACATAATTTATAAACTTCAAACTGAAGGCGACAAGTTTAAGATGACCGAAGAGTTTAAGAATACTATGGCTGCCTTAGAATCCATGGGCAAAACCCTTGGTATTAAACAACCAGCCTCTTCGGTTGTAGATGAAACCTTGAAGGCTTTAAAGAATGGAATTAATGCTCAGAGTGTTACAATTTATACCGATCAAGTAAAAGACGGAATGAAGGGTAAGTATGCTACTGCGGGAGACCTTTACTCAGCAATGTATGATGGTAACGCAAGTGATGCCACTCTTAAAAATCCTTATGGCAAGGACGGGTATTTGACGAATGATGCAAGAGCAGCATTAATTGCTGGAGATCAATTAGAAGTTGGAGATATAATTGAAGATCCTAATGGAGTTAAGTACAAGGTACAAAAAAGATTTAAAATTGGTCCTAAAGAAGCAGTAAGGCAGAGTAAGTCTTTGGGCGGACCAGTTGTTGCTGGACAAAAGTATACTATTAATGATAGAGTTAATCCATTGGGATATCAGCAAGAAGGATTTATGCCTAGCATGTCTGGAACTATATATCCAAATATTGCTACTATGCCAAGATATGATATACCTTCTGGAACCAAAATGTCTGGGGTTAATATTAGTAATAGCCCAAGCAGCAACAATGTGTATAATATTGATATAGCATTAAATGGAACAACAGTTACTGCAGATGACGTAATGCGTAGCTTCAAGAGAGAACTTGCATTGGTTAATGCAAAAGAAGGAATTGACAGAAAACTTGGAGGTAACTACTAATGGCTATGATTTTACCTAGAGGGTCAATCCTTAGCATAGAAGCCACAGACTTATTGGCAAACCCAGCTGGCACAACTAAAATTTTTAATAAGGTAACAGAGCATAATAGATCTGACCTGGGAGTCTCTATAGAAAGAATTGAGCAGGTTACTAGAACTTCTAATGGGACTTTAAGAAAAAATTACATAACAGATAAAAGAAGGTTTTCTGCATCATGGACAATGCTTCCTTCTTACAGAACGCTAACTGTTGACGGAGCTTGGGGAGCAGAAGATCTACGATCATTTTATTTAAGCGATGAAGGCAAAACTTCTTTTAGAATAAGAATAAACTTAGCAAAAAATGGCGCAGATCAAACCTCTTCTGGATACGAAGAGTACACAGTAGTATTTGGGGGTTGTAATTTTTCAGTTGTCAAGCGTGGCCTACAGCCACATTGGAACGTGTCTATTGAGTTGGAAGAAGTTTAATGATTAATTTGCCAGCAGTTAAAGACATAGTAGAGCAAAGTACTACAATTCAATCTAATGTAGGTTGCACTATTGAATACAATATGAACTCAATGGTAGACAACATTACGGTTACAGGAACTGAATATACCAGAGCAGATGGATCGAAACCTTACAAAAAATTATTTCCCGCCTCTTCTGTTATAAAAGCTTTTAGACCAGTAGGGGCTGGCGTCAAGTACGGGGTTATTGGAGACGTTTCTAGTAATACTTGGAGGGACCCAAAGAATATAGACTATAACCTAGACTATAGAACCTATTACCCTGGCATAGATACATACTACAAGTATCACCTTACTCAAAAAGGAGTAGGAGCAGATATAACAATTACCTACCCACAAGCAATATTAACAAATAAAATTATTGTTAGATTTGAATTATCTCATTCAACTCCAACAACATGGACAATATTTAAAGAAGGAAACGTTCAGCTTGCCACAGGAACAAATACTGCAATTAAACCATTTACTACTAGTGGAACAAAAAATTATGATTCAGGAACACTAACTCTTTATTATAACGGAACATCTTGGGTAACAACAGAGCCTTCAACAATATCAACTCCTATATCAATAACATCTTTAAGACTAACAACGGGAGCAGTAAGTGGTTCACATATTGGAGTCATTGAGCTATCTCCTAGATGGATAGCAGATTTAACTGAGCATATAACAAATTTTTCTACATCTCAAGAGTCCTCTACTAGCGCCGATGACATATTGCCAGTTGGAAAAGTTTCAGCTAACTCTATGTCGGCCTCATTAGTTTCATATGAGTCTACAAGAAAAATTATTTCATACGAAAAAGGAACATCCCTTAGCTCATCTTATTTGTATATGTACAAAGGTGCAGAGCTCAAGCCACACATTAAAGTTTATTATTCTGCTGGACCATCTACAGACACAAAAGGTAATCATCAAAAGGTAAAACAAGGTACGTTCTATATCGATACCTGGGATACTTCAGAGTTTGGTGACATTAATTTAAGAGCATTAGACGGAGCAAAAGCTTTACAAGATATAATTGTTCCAGGAATGGTTTGCACAGATACTTCTGCAATAGGAATTATAAGAAGATTATTAGACAATGTAGGATTTACTAACTATAAAATAAATTATAAAAAAGACATTAATGGAAAAATAACAGACAAGTCTATTCTTAGTCCTATATACTGGTGGACAGATGACAGCGAAACTGTATGGAATGCCATACAAGAAATTTGCAGAGACTCACAGATGGTAGCTACCTTTGATGAGAACAATGTTCTTCAATTTTATACAAGAGATTACCTATTTTCTCAAACCACTGCACACTGGAATTTTAAATACGCAAAAGACGGAAGCATACTTCCAAACAT